GCATTAGGGTCTAAATATTCCTCGGATGCAAATTCATCGCGTTGAACTTGCATTAATTGATCTTGGTCAACATGGTCAATAGTTGAAGTCATTGTTTTAACTTGATTTCTGTGGGTTTATTCGGGCTTAATCGCACCGCCCCAACGCCTCACAATCGCACTATGAAGCGTAAGGGAAAAACGATTACTGATTACGCTCTTTGTACATATCAAAAGGATAAAAGTCGTCATCCGGCATTTCGGGAAAGAAGCCGTCGCTACCATCGGCAAATAGAATAATTCCCCCTGAGTTGTTGGGGTTCTTGATAAAAATGTCCCCTTCTGGATTTGAGAAATAATCCAGACTTAAACTAGATCCACGATCAGATCCAATCTCATAGGCTCTATCTAAATTTTTTCTGTCCATGTTAGTTTTCTCCAAGAATCGAATTAATTAATTCGTTAAACTCATTCATCGTTCCACGGGGAACCTGTGAGATGACTAAAGGAATTAGCTTGTCGTCAATCTCCACACACCGGGCATTTGTTCCCTGTTTGTGAAAAGGGATCGAATCCCTTTCTTTAATTAATCTGGCAAATTCTTCAGCTAACTGCTTAACATCCACATCCATTACGCCACCTCCTCGTCAACCCAAGACTGTTCAACCAAAGCATCAACAGCCAACTGAAAACTCCCATGTCGGGATTGGGAATATTGAAACCCTTTCCCGTGTACCAACATCTCAGAAACCGCATAATAATCAGATTTGTAGTTCACTACATAGCCCAGTTTGCAGCCGGTTTCATAGATGGCTGTACCTTTTGATTTTGCTAAGGAAACAATCATTTCTTGAGTTGGTTGATTCGCGTCGATTAATTCCCGTTTTTGGGAACAGATTAGCTCCCAATAGAATGAGAACTGATCCGCACCAATCAGAATCGCGCCACCATCTGCTAACACAAATTTCAAGATGTCGTGATTGGTAAAGATACCTGTTATCTGTTCGGGCGTGGGATTGATTTGTCCGAATGTATCCCAAGCAATGACTTGGGCAGCGATGGTCTTGTCTAGTGCTAACGCCATGATTTCCCCTGAAATCAGAGGGGCGGGCGCTGTCTGAACTTGACTTGTTTGGACGGTTGTTGCTATCATGGTTTAGTTGGGTTTTGACCCGTAAGGCGGTTGGCACTGATGTTGTAGTCGGGTGCTGACCGCTTTTGGCTTTGTACCTACAATCTTATAGTAATCTAATTACTATGTCAAGGGGTTTCGGAAAAATTCTTGTTACTACACAAAAAGAAGTTTAGGTATTGGCGGCAAGGCTTGTACAGAAAGGCATTTAGCTTATGCGGTTACAATCGACAATCACTCTCATCGCTTCTGACTAAAGGACTTGATTGTCACGGTAGGGAACAGGTCTCGGATATCAGCACCGAGGGTCTTTAAAACAAAATCCAATCTTTCACGACTAACAGATGCAACTTTTCCCTGTTCCCATTTGAGGATTGTGTCAAAGGAAACCGTTGGCTCCGTAAGGGTTGCAAGTTTTTTTTGCGATATGTTTTTGGCATTTCTTACATCTTGCAATCTAGTCCCAACGTCCTTATCCCAAGCAATTTGGACAATACAGTTATATGGAATCATAATCTCCTCTTCTTGATCTTTCGGTATAGTATTGACATTACTACCTTTTTGTTCTAACATAGCAATATTGTAGGAATCTGGCAAGACCAAATCACCAGATTCCTGCACCCCCTGAAACAACAAGCCTTGGATCGGCTTTGTAAATCGTAAGGGGAAAAACCCGAAAAGGAAAATGCCTATGGGATGAAACTGAACGGGCAGATTGTAGAACACCTAAATACCAGAGGGAAGATTCAAGCATTCCCTTTGGTTTCCTAAATAATGAAATGAAAAAAATAGCGATAGCGATTGCGATTGCGATTTTTGCAGTCATAAATTGTTTATTAATTTTCTGTGATGATTCGCAGAAAATCGGGGAAAATTCCCCGTCGGAAGAGCAACCCAAACGGGGAGATGGTCGAAGAAGCTGATCATCATTTTCCCTAAAAATTTTGAGGAAAATATGAAGATTTCAATTTCAGAAGAATTGGATGACATTGGAATGTCCGCCGAAGCATTCCGAGTCTATTTTGCGATCGTTTGCCATATTGCAAATCACGAGACGTTTCCAACGGTTGATCAAATCACATCAAAATGTTTTTCCAGACGACGCGCGTCTGGAAAAACGCAGACAAGGCTTGCGTTGCGCGAGCTAATTAAGCTCGGTTTAATTAGCGGTGATATCGAAACGGAAAACTATACCTTAGTTCATCCCAGTAAGTGGGAAGTGGGGGCTGTATGAAACCATCTATTCTAGCCGCCTTTGCAGAAGCCGTCCCCTATATCCCCGGACTCAGACAGCAAACAGGGAGCGTAGTAGCCACGATTCTTATGATGCAACTTGAGTATCGTTTCGCAAAGTATCCAGACGGGTTTTATAAGTTTTTAGAACCCCCTCAAAACGGACATCAGGACTACAGGCTTGGGGATAGTTGGGTTGAGGAACTCGCTTTTTCTAAAGAAGAATTTAGGACTGGGTTTGACAAGATTGGAGTCCGTTACAACTCCAAAACCCAGTATGACGAAGCAAAATCTAGCGGATCGGAATTTGGTTGTAATTACTACTGTTCTTACGTTGACCGGAGGTCGGGGTTAACTTTCTACTTTCGGAATCACAGCAAGGTAGATGAGCTAATTTCCGATATCGAACCCAGGCAAAAATCAGTGGGTTTTCGCCCACGGAAAACTAGACCCCAAATGGTAGATCCCAATCTACAGGAAATCGGGAATCCCAATTTACTGAATATGGTAAATCCCAATTTACCATCATCGGGAATCCCAATTTACCAGAGTGGTGAATCCCAATTTCCTATTCCTTATATAGATATTTCAGAAAAGACTTCAGAAAAGACTCCAGAAAATACCCCCCTTACCCCCCAAGGGGAATCGGAGGAGGGGGGGATTCAGAACGAAGCCGTTTTGATTTCAAACGAAGACCAGGGGAAAGAGCTTACCGAGGACTCTGCTACACAGCAAAGTCAAAAAGAGAATCACCGACCTGAACAAAATCTTAATCCGGTGATCAGACATTCCGCCGCCGTCGAGTCCGATCCTCGATTTCTACCAACGGACGCAACAGCAGACAATATGAAAACTTGGAACGCAATTGTGGCGACCGGAGCCATGAGAGGTGAGCGATCGCCCGACCCTGAGTTTTTGGAATATTACAGGGGGCTATTAAGCAAATGCACTCATTACAGGGGCAAAGACTGTAATTCAAACCATGCCAAATCTTCCCTTGCTCAGAAATGGAAATCCGAGCCACTAAAAATCCTTGCCGATGCCGAGTCGTGGTTGAAATCAAAAGCCAAGTTTAGCGGTGGCAAATCAACCCAGACCCGCAATATCAGCGAACTTTCTAGGGATGAACGCCTCGCCATCCTGAGAGCCAAACGCGAACAAAAAGGAGCCTAACCATGACCGAGCTTAACGATGAAATCTTTGATCAGGGAATTGAAAACCTGAAAGAAAATTTTTCCGACGCGATTTTCACCGAACTCAAATATGAAATTTGGTTCGACAAACTCTCTCAGGAGTTATCAGCTGAAGAATTTGAGACTGCAATCCGTGAGGCAATTTTCAACCTTAGCAAGTGTCCCACGGGAAAAGAGCTTGTAAGCCTCGTTAAAGAATCCGAACGTGAGTTAGTAAGTAACTGTTGGTCAAGATGCCTAGAATCGCTTGCTAAACGCCTCCCGTTGAATAATTTAGACGATGCGAGTCAATATGCAATCGTTCAACTCGGAGGGATGTCTCACCTTGGGTCGATTGAAAGTACCCAACTCAACTACCTGAGCAACGATTTCAAGACTCATTGGCAAGCCTACCGAAAAGCCCCGCGAGAATTTGAGCGTCCCACGCAGGTCATCCCCCGTGAGCAAATCGAGTTCAAGCCCAATGGACTCAAGCCACAGATTTCAGAGGAACAGAAGTTAAAAAATCAGGAATTTCTAAATAACCTGATCGCCACAAAAATGAATAAAAACTTAAATGGAGCGAAATAATGGAAACAATAATCATGCAAAACGTTGAGGCAGAACAAGCCGTTTTGGGAGCGATTCTCTTAGACCCCGAAGCTATGGGGCGAGTTGCGGAAACGCTAACTGCTAAATCTTTTTCCCTGCGATCGCATCAAACAATCTACAAAGCAGCTTTAGCATTACATTCCGAGGGAATAACCACGGATTTAATGACCGTCACTACCTGGTTATCCGATCAGAAATTACTTGAGAAAGCCGGGGGACAATTAGGATTAACCCAATTATTAGACCGCACAGTTTCAGCAGTTAACATTGATCAATACGGGCTGTTAATTGCCGATAAGCAAACTCGAAGAAACCTAATTGAATCTGCCCATAAAATTATTGAATTGGCAGAAGATACCAGTCAACCTTTAGAGACAATTCTCCAAAAGTCAGAGGAACAAATTGCTAATATTTCCCAATCAAAATCACAACAGGATTTAGTTTCGATTGGTGAAACTTTAATTGATACCTTTCAAGAAATTGAAGATCGGAGCGAAAGCAAGATTCCCCCCGGTGTCCCCTCTGGATTTTATGACCTCGATGCTATGACTGGAGGATTCCAACACACCGACTTAATTATTGTGGCAGGAAGACCTGCAATGGGCAAATCGAGTTTGGCTTTAAATTTTGGATATAACATTGCCAAAAAAGGGTTACCCGTCGCGGTCTTCAGTTTAGAAATGTCCAAAGGTCAATTAGTCCAAAGACTATTATCGAGCGAAACCAAAATTGAAAGTACCCGCATTCGTTCGGGAAACATTCAGCAAGAGGAATGGGAACCTTTGACAACCGCAATTAGTTCCTTAGCAGAATTACCGATTTTTATTGACGACACCTCGAATCCAACAGTTAACGAAATCAAGAAAAAAGCCCAAAAATTGCAAGCCGAAAACGATGGAAAATTAGGATTAATCCTAATAGATTATCTGCAATTAATGGACGGAGGAAGTGATAATCGGGTGCAAGAATTGTCAAGAATTACACGGGGATTAAAGGGAATGGCAAAAGATTTAAACGTTCCTGTAGTTGCCTTATCTCAGTTGAGTCGTGCCGTTGAACAGCGCACTAATAAACGCCCAATGTTATCGGATTTGAGGGAGTCGGGAAGTATTGAGATGGATGCGGATTTAGTAATGATGATCTATCGAGATGATTATTATAATCCTAACACTTCGGACGAGGGAATTGCAGAGTTAATTTTAGCCAAACATCGCAACGGCCCCACCGGAACGGTCAAGTTATTATTTGATTCTCAATTTACCCAATTTAAAAATTTAGCGAGGTCTAACTAGGAGAGTTAAATGGAAAATTCAACAAAACGAGATGAGTTGATTGCATTTCTTGAATTCCATGTACCACTACAACTTTATGAATTAAAATTGCGCGAACTCGAGCCAGGGACATCCAGATTTAACAAAGAGTTGCGCGAGTGTGGTCAGGTAGTTTCCGAAAAAGGTGACACCATTCTTTTTCACACCAAAGAAACAGCGAAAAACGTTGTTAAATTATCCAAAGCAATAGCAATGTTACTACTAATAAACAAGGAAGTAACAGTTTTCGGTACAACCTTTAAACTCTGACGACTAATGGATAGACTTGGTTGGGAAGACTTAGGAAGTATTATCAATTGGTTTTACGAACAACAGAGACAAGGCAAAACTTCCTTTAAAGTTCAAGAAATGCGCGATAAGTTTAATTTGAATATTCCAAACGCAAACACCAGAATAAAACGGTTTCTTAAGTTTGAAATCATTAAGCCACTAACTTATGGCAGATACAAAATCGAACCACTGTCGGAAGAAAGAATCCAGGAGATTAAAGACAAAATCATCCCCCCTAATCCCATTTTTAAAACCTATTATTTCAGGGGAAGACAACATACCGTTGAATGGATTTACCAAAACCAAAACCCCCCGATGACCCTCCAATATTTTGCTCAAAGACTTCAACGGGGTTGGTCACTAAAGAAAGCATTAGAAACACCGACCCGAAAATACAAAAAAGAGGTTAATTAACGCCATGACCGCAGCAACCAAGAAGATAATTGAAAGAGTCTTAAAAATTGGTGAGTGGGTAGAGATTGACCCTCACAAACACCGCTCAAACTATTTAATTAAGGGAACAGCTTGGCGGGTTGAGGGATTTAATTCAATAAAACAAACCTGTCAAATAACTAACGAAAAAACAGGGAATTTACATAGATCGGAAACCCTAGATTTTGAGGAAGTTTCCGATTCAAGTCCATTCAAAAAAACTGATATTGTCCAACTTAAAAGCGACCATCGATATGTTGGGCGGGTTGTTAATTGTCGAAGAAATAAAATAACAATTGAATGGGCATGGGGTGGAGTCCGAGAATCCCTAGACTCGGACAAAATAAAGTTATTTGTTCGGATGGTCATGGGGGAACAAATATTGTTGGGTGATTATGCTTTTAAAGAAGGCGATCGCGTTCACACCAGTGATAAGAATTTTGGCAATGTGATTCTAACTGTTCGGGAGTGTTTACCTTCTGGGATGGTGGTTTTAAGTTCATCAAATGATCCTAACTTATTACTCCCCGGCTGTGGCTTAACGATTGTTGAGGAGGATTTCTAATGTTAACATTTGCAACATTATTTACAGGCGGTGGCGGTGCAGATTTAGGCCTAGAGTCAGCAGGATTTAAGTCTATCTGGGGAGTTGAGCGAGATCCTAAAATTGCTAAAGTTGCCCAAGTAAATCTCCCTAATACTAAAATATTTAATTCTTGCGTCGGTGAAATTCGCACTCATCTCATGGAACGGGTTGATTTGCTTTGGATGAGTCCCCCATGTCAGCAATATTCAATGGCGCGGCGTGGTGATATTCCCGATCACAAAGACAAAGATGCGGGGTTGTATTGTCGGGACTATATAGCTACATTAAACCCTCGATGGGTGGTTCTTGAGAATGTACCAGGATATGCTAAGTCGCCGACATTTGAGGCGATATTGCGATCGCTGATTGATTGCGGATATCGCTACCATTGGTTAATTCTTGACGCGGCGGATTATGGGGTTCCGCAGAACCGGAAACGATTAATCATGTGGGCAGTCAAAAACTCAGAACCCCTCCCATATTTTCCCGAATCAAAGCCTAGAAAGGGATGGTATCAAGCTATTAGTGATTTAATCCCTGAGATGAGTGATTGTGAGCTTGCAGACTGGCAGATTAAGCGACTGAATGAATTGGGTTATTTGCCAGAAAAAGCCTTGATTGATATTAGTAAGAATCGACATAAACCAGCTACGGCCAGAGATGGGAACGATCCGAGTTTTACCCTATTAACCGATCATAGTGGCTACCATTCACCCGTTTTATTAGTCCCCCGTGCAGGCGCTTGTATCAAAAATATCCTCCCAACCCCCTCGGACAAACCCTGCCCAACAATTCGAGCTATGAAGGATGTTTCGACCCATTGGGCGGACATTGTAGAGGGAAGTCAAATTAAACGAATTAGTCAAAAAGCGACGGCACGGCTTCAGACTTTCCCCGACTCCTGTCAATTCCCAGAATCCAAATCTTTAAGCCAACAAATAATAGGAAACGCCGTGCCTCCGTTATTGGCTAAAGAATTAGGTTTAGCAATCTTAAAATCAATTAACTAACCATGAAAACATTAACTAAAGCCAAAACCAAACCCGCTAAAAAAGGATTTCAACCCGCCCAAAAAATTCATGCCAACGACCTCCACACATTCTCTTGTGAGTGTCTCTGGTATGATGCTGCCACCGACGAGGAACTCCTGACCGAATTGTGGACGATCAAACTCGACAAACGGCGATTCAGAACAGATGTCCGGCAGGCAATTGTTACGGGGTTGATCTATTGTTTCTTGGAAACCCCCGAAGCAGCAGAGCGACATATTAACCGAGTATTTTTTTGGAATAATAAATCCCGTGCCTATGAGCCATTAGGGGCAGTGTCTGACGCGCCGATGGACGGATCTAGTCCGGTTGATTTTGAAGCCGATCCGGTGGTGGCTTATGAGCGATTAAAAGCCCTTTGTGTCGAGATCGAAGTTATCAAGGTTGACGATTGCTTTTGCTCTTGACCTTTTAAAAATACACAAATAAACTTGTTTTTTTTGCGTTATTTGTGTATAATGAAAACAGTCAAGAATCAAGGTTTACCAATGTAGTTTGTTGGTAAATAGTTAACCAGTCTAAGCTCTTTACTGAGCTACGTTATTGGGAAGTGTTTAAGTTCATACCTTGGGATGCGTTGCCAGTTCCAAGCTCTATAACTAAGTGATTAAACAGATGTACAGCAATTAAGTCAGTGTCACTTAGATAGTACCGCCCAATAACATTGACGAGGCACACATTACCCGATTTATCGGAGGCTCGAAAGAGTTATTTTTAAATGTCTAAAGTCTTTGTGATGGATACCGAAAAGCGTCCATTAAATCCAATCTCACCCGCAAAAGCTAGGATTCTTTTAACTCAAAAGAAAGCCGCAGTTTTTCGGCATCAACCTTTTACAATCATCCTAAAATATGCTGTCAAATCTTCAACTGAAGACTTGAGGCTAAAGATAGATCCTGGTTCTAAATTTACTGGCATTGCCTTGGTAAACGACGACAGTTAACAATTGTCTTGCTTCTTGACTAATTTGATACTCAAGATGGGATGATCACCCATTATTGTTGATCCAATATCTGACCAATTCCGAGAGGGATAGATTTCTTGAGGATGCGATCGCCTCTAGCCTTTCCCTCTCGATTTCCGAAAGCCTTATCCCTATTCGGGTTGAGCAATTTAAAAGTTTTTTCTTTTTAGGGGTTGACATATTTCTATTTTGTTAGTACAGTTTTAAATGTACAAGATTTTGTATGGCTAGGCTACTGAAGCGAAAATCACCCAAAGAAGTAGCACACACAAAGATCGAACTTTGAAAGCGGGGGTGGGCTGGCAGCCGGAAAGACGGCACTTACAAACAGAACAGGGACGCCGCCGTCAAATCGGGCGTAAAAGATGAAAAACTCCACAACCACTGTCGCTCAACTTTCTAAAAGAATCGCTCAACTAAATAGCTTGATTAGCAAGTTCCCCCGCGTCCGAAGCCTGATTCGGAAGTGGGCTTTTGAATTGACTATTCTTGAGGGGCGGTTAGAAGCCCTGAAAGCGGTGGCGGTTGTGGAGACACCGAGGCAATTAACAATTTGGGATATGCCACAAAAAATTGACTGGTTTTTTCCTCCCCTTGTGGGGTCGGAAAAGCAAATTCAGTGGGCGGATAAACTCCGCCGTGATTTTGCTGAATATTATTCTTCTCTGGGTGGCGAACCTGGAGGTGGCGAAATCAAAATCAAGAAAGCGGTAGGCATTGCAGTTTCAGCCAAGTTCTGGATCGAAAACCGCGATTTTTGCGAAAAAATATCTTGGGAAAATATGACCAAGGTTTTGAGGGAATTGGCTGCCTTGGTTAACGAATGCCAACCTTGGTATAGCGATTCCGATCAGTCGGAATTTAAACAAATTCTGAAAGATAAAAAATCAATCCTCAGATTATTGAGGATTGACAAAGCAGGGATCGTCGCCTGTTGCAATCAACAGAGTCAAAACAGACGCTTCAATGGATAATTTATGGGCTGGGTGCGATGCCTTAAATCCGCGCAAAAGTTAACGATATAAAGGTAGGAAAAATGAATAAAAAATTGGTTGATTTGATTAAAATTATGCCTAATCCTAAAGCTACTTGGTTAGCTCTGGAAATGGGATTGCTAAATGATTCGGATGATAAATTTATTTTAGGGGGCGCGATATTAGAAACCGTCCCCGAAAACAAGCGAGGCAATCCAAAAATTATTTCTGCGATATATGAAATCGCAGAGATAGCCTTAGAGCGTTATCAAAGCATTTACAAAGGATTGCCCTCAGAATGGAATAATCATCGCTTACAAGTCAGAAAGTCAGTGTTTGGATGGTTATTATGACTCAAAAACTTTTACACGCCCGTTACTGGAAGGCGGACGGTACCGGAGAAAACCGAACATCCTACGACCCCCACGGATTCGGGTTAAAAACCCTAGAAACTATGGATGCCCTGATCAATAGCTTAGGCTTAAAACAAGTTGAGGGAGTGTCTTTGAATGGGGTTCTCGTCAATCATCACAAAGGTGATTCCTTTGGGCATCAGGTTCACATCGCGGCAACCGCCGAACAGTGGGAAGCTGCGAAACAATATTGGGAATCAGGAGCTTTTGATTAATGTCAAAACATCGATACACAGTTACATACGTTCAGTGTGATATTTGTGGAAAAACTTGTGATCATGTTTCTTTTGATTACAACTCGGATTGGAACATTGAACACGGAATAGATATCTGTGATGAGTGTTCAGAGAATGGAGAGAACGGGGAAGTGTGGGATTATCGTGATGTAGACG